TATATTTATTTTCTTTGACGATATTGTTTGACAAGTTTTTACAATTTTAAATTAATATAAATGCAAGTCTACCGTTATATTTTTTGTAGCTTTTAAATAAATGCCATCGTTTGATACCCGTAACGAAATAGTATTATCGTTTACTGTTATTGTACCATCACCATATAAAATGTAACCAATATTGTTTACTGTTAACACAAATTTATTAAATCTGGTATAACCACTAGTCATTGATAAGTTTGTTAAATTGGCTTTAGTTTCTGTTGTAGTAACTTTTATATTTGTGCACGCTATACCGTTTAGAATATTAATAGGTGATCCTGAGGGTAACTGAAATTTAAAATCATCATAACATCCTAAAATACTATTTTCGCAGTATATTTTCTTATTAGTAGGAGTACCAAATAATTGTATTATTGAATTTGATACATTATAATCTATATTAGCTTCTCCATTAAATTTAACACCATTTAATGTTCCAGTAATACCGTTAATAATTATACCAGAGTTTTCTGTAGTTTTATAATTAACATTAATACCCGAAATATAACCATTAAAGTCATATAAGGCTAAATTTCTTACGGTGCATTCATTACCAATGATTTGTTTAATATGGTTACTTCTAATTTCTGCCATTAAGTATTCTTTGTCAGTTTTAGTTACATTAATATAAACAGGGTTACAACCATAGCTTTCTAGTGCTAAACTAGCATTAGTAGCCTCAAATAAATCATAAAAAGGTCTGTCGCTTCTCCCTCTAATAAAATTAAATACATTGTTATTTACTTCAAAGGTAGGGTGGTTATTGTAAGTAAGATAGTCAATATCTGGGGGGAAAGGTCTGTTAAAATTATAGCTAGAAAATTGATAAACTGTCGCATAATTTAAGTAATTACCCGGCACATAGTAGGTTGAATTAAATATAATTGATTCATTATCAAATTCAATATCTTCTATTTCACTAATTCTAAACATACCAGACCACGGATAGACTAAACAAGAAAAAATTTGTTTGCCAGTTAAATCCATTTTAATTATAGATGATGGATACGTAGTTGTTAAGTAAATTTCACTGTTATGGACACAAAAACCTTGCCCCGTGTAGCTATACCTATATTCTGGGTGTTCAAATAAATATGTTAATTCCCCTGTGTCAATATCTAATATATTATAATTAGCGTCGCTAGTTCTAGCATAAAATGTATCAGTGACTTTGTCATAAGCTATGCCATTAACTTCTTTAGAGGTTGTAATATATGATTCTATAGTCATAGTTACTTTATTGATTTTAGCTATTTTTAAATTACTTGCTTGTAACGACCATGTACACACATAAATGTAGTTATCTTTTAAACAGCAACTATTGCAATGACCTAAGGTGCTAAAATCGTGCATAATGTAATCGCCTGTCGTTCGGTTAATTTTTGTAATATGCTGTAACGATTTTTCATCGGCAAAACTACAAACATAAAAGTAATCATTATCTAGCGTGAATCCTTGAACTGAGTTTAATTTATTTGTGCTAATAGTAAGAGTGCCTACATTACCAGTATATATTACATTACTCATTAATTTTTTATCTACATTATATAAGTCTATTGTTTTATCTGGAAAATTAATAGGCATTGTTTTTTCTGAGCTGTTAATAGTGAATTTATTGGTTGTAAAATTAACATTACCAGTGAACTTATTATCTTCATCAATACCATTTACATTATGCTTTCCACCAAAATTTTCTGTCATAGTATTATGGTATTCTTCAATATTAACACCAGTAACATCAATATTTCTACTATTACTATAAACTTCTGTTCTAGCACCACCGACATTTACCGTACTAACACCGTCAATATGAACGCTATCATCCGCATTAATGTCAATTTCTCTATTGCCATTGATATTCTCTGTCTTGTTCTTCGTAATAGTTTCCGTTTTACTACCAGTAACGTTCTCCACTTTATCACTACCAACCGTTTCCGTTTTACTACCAGTAACGTTCTCCACTTTATCACTACCAACCGTTTCCGTTTTATTACCAGTAACGTTCTCTACTTTATCACTACCAACCGTTTCCGTTTTACTACCACTAACATTTTCCGTAGCACTTCCATCAACGTTACTACTCTTCCCCTGTGCTAACTGTTCTTTAACCTCCACACCTAGCACATTGAAATTATTCAAAACACCCGTATCACTGAAGTTATTACTAGCATTAACAATATCACAATTAAAAGTATTTCTACTGCCACTAACACTAATGCACAACGGACTAACAGCACTAGAACTAAAACTATAAACACCATCACTAGCACCGACTTCAAGAACGCACTCGCCCTGCACTTTTCCCAGTTCATTGAACTTTACATTGGTAAACTGTACACTATCCTTACCATTAATAACAGCAACTTTTTTAACTGCACCATCAAAAACTACATTATCAACCTGTAAATTTCCGCCCAAGCCATTATAAACAAAACACTGAAAACCACTCTTAATAACTAAATTAGTAAATAAACAGTCTTTACCTAAAACATTAACAATGTCCAAATCGTCTGTCTGAACTTCATTATTTCCATCTAACGTTAAATTACTAATCTGCACATTCTGTACATTTCCGCCAGTCACCAAGGACTTTGTGTCTCCACCTCTCTGTACAATCCTTGTACTATATCTGTCAAAACCGACTAAACTAACACCGCTTCTTAACGTTAAACTTCTGCTGAGGTATTTGCCATATGGAAAATAAACGCACCCTCCACCCTGATTAAAAGCATAATCAATGCATCCTTGGATGGCATCAGTGTCATCAGCACTACCGTCTCCAACTGCCGGGGTAATTCCTTTTGGTGGGTATTTAACATTCAAAATGTAACTTGCTAAAATATTTCTAACAACCTCATCAATAGCACCGCTAGTGATATAATTCTGAATCATTTCAGCAACATAATCTGGAAGATTGTTATTGTTTTCAATCAGTTCATTTAATGCTTTACAGAATTTATTAAGCTGTTCTCCATAACTTAAACTCTCGTCATAAACAGTCGGAAGAACAAGCCAAGCACAGCACTTTACAGGGTCTACATTTGTAAAATCATACATATTATTTACCGCCTTTCATTAATATTACCACAGTCCAAAAAATAAATCCGATAGCTCTTCAATCAGCATCATATCAATGTTAATAAATGTTTCTCTGTATTCCATTAATAAAGCTGAATAACTCTTACTACTCATTTTACCTCTAACACTTTCAAGGTAACTTTCAGTGTCAGTTAAGTTACTATTACTTGTCTTACTTCCTTTTCTGCTACCATCTTTTTCGTTTTTACTCTTAGAACTGCCATCCGAATCAACACTACCACTATTAGAAGTATTATCACTTCCCGTATTTCCAGCAACATTATAAGTAGCATTCGTTAAGTAAGTCCCATCAATAACATTACTAATAGCACCTTGAGGTGTATCAGAAAAATAATTAGTTGTTGTAGTTGTAGTGCCTTTAGTCAAAGTTCCATCGTTAGAATTAGTAGTGCTTTCATCATGACTTTCATTAGTATCAGTGCTTTCATCATAGCTTTCATTATTGTTTTCTGTATTGTCTCTAGTACCGCTAGCATCTCTGTTTCCTGTTTTACTATAATCAACTTCATATAACGGATTGAATTCTAATAAAGCACTTTTATATAACTGATTGTAAAAAGGCATAATTTCGTTTAACTTCGTGTCAAGCTTTAACTTCCACAATCCATAAGTTTCTAGTCCAATCTCCCGAGTATAGTAATGTTTTAAAATCTTCGTTTCCAAAACGTTCCGATAGCTTTCATCAAAAATAGGAAAATCAAAATCGAAAATCTTAGGAATAGCTTTAGCAATAACGTCTTTAATTTTAGTTTGTCCTACGCTTTCACTTAATCCAGCTTCTGTTTCACAAATATAACGCAACTCTGTGGTGTATTTACTCATCTTCGTTTACCTCCAACTTATCTGCATTATAAATATCTTCATTTTTATTAATTGCTTCTACGTTGATATCATCGTTAAATTCAACACTAACATTCAATCCAAACATTCTATTGATTTCGTCACAAGCCTGTTTTCTCATATCAAGTCCACTATTTCGACTTGCAACCGTGCCGCCCATATTCCTACTGACTTCATCAGAAATTAACCGTTCTTTTTTCTGATAATTTGTATTAGAAATTCCTAACCAAGTTAAGCATTCATTCCAAATTTGCGTTTTAGTCTCAAGTAATTTATCTGCAACATAAGGTGCAAGAGTAGGAATAGCTTGTAAACTTTTAAGAATATCTATATCTTTATCAGCGAAAATAACTGGTGCGTTTCCTGTATATTGTTCATAAGTATTTTTTAATGTCAATCTTTGATTCTCACTACAAGTAATTAAAATAGGTGTTTTCTGAGCTTTGATATTAACGTCAATAGTTCTATCACACTCATATAACCTACGTGCAAACATTTCGCACCCATAAATCATATTTTCATGTAACTTGTTATTCCAAATAATAATGCTATTAGTGTTATCTAAGTGCATATTAAAACCGTTATTCGCATATGCTGTGCGTTTTGTAGGAATCCTATACACATCTAGCATTCCACCAATCATAGTGGTAAGTGCTAAGTATCCCATAACATCATCATTGAAGAAAACAGCCATTCCTTTTTCAAATAATGTAAGTTCTAAAAAACGTTCGTCTACTGTGTCTGGTAGATTATTCCACTTAAATCGGGATATGGCAAGTTCTTTAATTCTGTTATACTGATAATTATAAGCTCTATTATTAAAAAACATAGAATCAAAATTATCAGAAGTTTTTCTTCGTCTCCCCATTATGAACTTCCTTTCAATCTGTTATCTAACAAATAGTTACCAATCTCATCTCCGCTCATCCAATAAGTAATTCCTTTATCGTGAATTGCTTTAATATTACTCATTGCACTTGTCGGAATACTGCCATGAGCATCGCATCCAACTGTTTTAACATAATTCCAATGTGGTCTGTTGTGTGTGCTAGGGATTTTAACTCTTCGCACAGGATAACCAAACTTATCCCAAAACGAATCTATGATACGCGCGAACTCTTCTCTAATATGAGTATGACTGTAATAAAAATTTTTTATTCCTAGTGCTACACTCGCTCCGTTTCCAGCATGACCTTTTATAGCATAAGGGTCATGTTTTCTAGCGGCATTTTGTACTAAGATATTAGCAATAGAGGATAGCATTGTCACACCAGCACCCGCTTCGTTTCCTGTACTTGCTTGAACAGTGGCAGATATACCTGCTTGCCCTAATGACGGAACAGCTGATTGAGCTAACCATGCCTTGTATGTATCAACTGAATAGGCACACATAGGAAAATTTTCTAACGCTATTTTTTCGTTATAATTTTTTTCGATGCCTTTATAATTTAAAGGAAACATTACAACCTGCGGATTGCAACTCATATCGCCACTAATTTGAAAAGTGCATTTTTCACTTGAAAAATATTCATATGGAAAACTAACACCAATGCCATCTAAATTTGTAACATATAAAAAATTATACGGATAGGTATAAATTTTATTATTATGTGGTGTGAAAGTTTTCCATACGTTTGAAACCCTTTTATCTACAGAAGCATTAAAAGTTTTAGGTGTAGTTGTATTCTTTGTATTTGTAAATGCTTCTGGCATCATATATAATGCTATAACTGCATCGGTAAGCGTATCAGGTAAATTAGCTAAATAAGTTGAAGCCCCTGACGCATTTTCAAACACATTTAATTCAACTCCGCTATAAATTCCAGAGTAAATGCCCCCAGTATTCGGCTCATAATCTTTATCAACAGTAGCCGCTACAACATAATTATACTTTGAACCGACAAAAGATTCAATAAAATCATCATGAACATATTCCCCAGTATCTAGGTTATCCTCGATTAAATTATCCCCTACAGAATCAGTAGCACTGTGTTCTCGCTCTACGAAACTTGTATCTAAATAAAAATCGAAAAACCATGTCTGAATATCGTCAATTTCAAAATAGATAGCCGCTGTTTCATTGTTTAGCCATTCTACATTTGTGATAAAAGCATAAAACCACTTATTACCGTAAGCACTATTTTGAAACATAAGATAGTTACAATCAAACATATTATCAGCTACTTGTTTTACTACTAATCTACGTTCTTTTCGCTGATAAGTCATATTAGTAAATGTGTATTTTGTCTTGCTTGCAAAATATGCCGTTTGTTTTTCTTTTGAGTCAAAATAAATCGTGTCAGAATAAGTGTTATCTAGTCTAACATTTTTTAAAACTCTTGCAATGGTATTTGGTGCAATATACATTAGGCATTACTCCCTTTAATGATAGAGGGAGAAAAAATCTCCCTCTAAAAACTATGCTACAGTAATAACACATGTTCCAGATTTACTAGAATCATAAACAGATGTAGCTGTGATATTGATAGTTCCAGTCGCACCCTCTAACAGTGTTACTTTACCTCTGATATCAACTGTTGCTTTATCAGAATTACTAGTCCATGTCACAGACTGTGGCGCGAAATTTTCTGTTTCAACTGTAGCTGTCAACTGTAAACTCTGTCCTACAGAAGCCTTAGCCGCACTCGGATTTACTTTAACACTTTTTACTGTCGGTGCACCTGCCACGAATAAAGCGGTATTAGCAAAAGGACTAACAGAAAATGTTTTCCAAACATGATACCAGTAATTCCAGTAAAGACCCTGTCCATTAAACTGTTCTGTAAATTCCTGTAAATTATCAAAAACCATGAACCAATCAGCATCAATAATAATAGCTGGGATTGCTTTTAATGCTTCAAGGTCAGCTGTGCCAATTTCCGTATAGTTCGGGTCATCAGCAAACAAAATGTTAAGTCTTGCAATATCAAGATTGCCAAATCCGTCAATCATAACACGATGCCCCATAAATTCAGCTTTATCCATGTTAAAAGCACTCGCAAGAACTTCAACGTCCATAGTAGCATCAAACTGAGCATTCATAATTAAATACTGATTTTCTTTTAACGAAAAAGTCTGAACTCCAGCAACGTTGTTTTCAGAACTCATAAAGGTTAATTTATTAGATACACCTTTAATTTCTGCTGTAATAGATTTCATGTTATCTGTTGTAACTGCCGGAATCTGCTGTACAGTCATGTGCCCGTCAAGAATATGTCTTGCAAGTAAATATTTCATTGTCAAGAACTCATCATAATTTGCCCCAGTATACATGGAATCAACGATTTTAGCAATTAAATTGCTTACACCATCCCATGACAGAAACGCCTGTTTAAGTTCTTTATCAGAAATAGTCGCTTTATAAAACTTTTGATAGTTCATAACGTGGAAAGCACTTCTTACATCTGGAATTTCACGTTTGAAAACTTCTTTTTCTGCTATGGACTGGTCGAACTGGAATGGTTTTGCAATATTAACAAAAATCTCTTCTACCGTTTCACCAAATTCAAGCATTCCTTTTTTAAACATTTCAATCGGGTTGCTATACATTTTAGATGTAATAAGCACTCTACCAATTCGATTAACAAGTGTGGATAAAAACTCATTCTGTAAAGCTGGATTGTCCATGATAATAGCACCAATTTCACGAATTGATTCTGCTCCTCTTGTTGCTACTGGAATATAATCTTTGTAATTCTGTGATGCGCTATTTCTGATAGCGTTAAGAATATCAACACAATTTCCAGATAATGTTTTAATCTGCGGTCTCGTTGGCATTATTAATTTCCTCTCTTTCTACTCAAATAAATCATTAAATGTTACATTTGTATTTTCATCCTCGTCTTGTTCATGAATTTCTTCTTCATTAACAGACGGTTCTAAAAATCTATCTTTGTATTTCTTTCTCCAGTTTGCATCATTTTCTTCAAATTTTGCTTTCCAATCTTCTTTATCTTCAACTCTAGCAATGAAATCTTCTAATGTATCTGTTAAATCTTCTGTTAATTGAATTACTTCGTCTGATGTATCGCCTGTAAATTTTTCTGCAAATCGTTTAATTAAATCTTCTTTGCTAACAACTGACATTTTACACACCTCTTTTCTCTAATGATAACAAATAAGTTAAATATTCGTCCGCTTTTTCGCTGTCATTTGTATCTGGTTTATTTCCATCACGATACCTATATTTCCAAATATTCAACTTACAAAAAATTTTAACTGCTTCGATTCCAAAAATCATTCTCATTTCTTCAAGACATTCAAATTTGTGAACCTTATAATAACTAGGTGCATTATGCATTTACTTCACTCCATTTCTTTGAATCAAACAGTTCTGAAAGTCTCATAGATAACGGATGATTCGGAGATAACATAACCGCCCCATTTTTAACCATAATAATAAAACCTGTTTCATGTTGATATGTACCGTCTTTAAATGGCATTCTTTTTCACTCCCTTTTTCTTAAATAAAACCATAATGGCATTTTTTTAGTTTTTCCTGGTGTTGGTGTTGGTGTTGGTGTTGGTGTTGGTGTTGGTGGAACACCGCTTAGCTTTTGAAACCAATATTCCCCAGACTTTTGTCTCTCTGGTAATGTGATATAACTTCCGGGGCGTTCATAGTTTCTCATCCAAATTTCTACCATAGTAGCTACAGGTTGATTACTAACTTTATACTCCCCATATGATAAAGGAAATTTTGTAGACGGATAATAGTCTGCGTATGCATCTACAAAAACCATTTGAGCATATCCATCAGACGCCTTACCGCTTTGATTTGAAAAGTTAGGCGCGTAACCCATTATTGCTTTAGCACGTGAGTCGTTAATGTATTTTCCGCCCGGTGTAAACTGCGTGAATCCGTAGCCGATATTATGCCAAGGCGAATTTGATGTCGGTTGGACTTTGTCCCCTTGCCACCTCCAAGGATTGTAACCTCCCTCATGACCTACGTTACCCCACATTCCGCAAAATGCTTGTAATGTCCAACCCTTAGAACTTAACAAAGAATAGGCTTCAAGGGCGTTTTGATATGCTTCTTCGGAAGTCTCAGCATAAGCACCTTTAACTTTAGCGAACCATGTCATTTTTATCACTCCTTGTATTTATTAAAAATAGGTAATAAATCATTGACAGCTCTTTGCACCTCGCTAGCATTAAATCCGTCTTTTTCAAGTGCTTTTTTTCTTTCTTCTCCGTTACCATACATCCCTACAATAACTAAAATTGCACCAGAAATTGCACTTGGAAGTTTAATTACAAATGCTTCATTGTTCATTTACTATCACTCTCCATTCGGTCAAGCAATTTATTCATAACGATTGTATTGTTATTAATTGCTTCTTGTAAAGATTTTGTTTCTTCTTGATGCCGTTGTGACTCTTCGATTCTCTCCTTACGGTTCTTTTCGTCTGTAATATAGATGTAATAAGCCATAGCCATAAGGCAAACAATATTAAACCCTACATCTTTAACAGCATTTACCCAATCCACTGTTGCACCTCCTTTGATAATTAAAAATTTAAAGTGTTACAAAATTATTAACTTTTATATATTTACTGTATCACATTATTGACTTTTTGTCAATAGTATGTTATAATTATTTTAATGAATATTACAAAAGTATTACAAAGAATATTAAGGAAGTGACTTTTATGTGTGCTTACTATGACGGGACAAAATTACTTTCCCTTACTGATTTAGATGGAAAGCAACCAGAAATATTAATGGTAACTACTAATCGAACGGGCGGAAAAACAACCTATTTCGGGCGATTGTGTGTAAATAAATTTAAAAAGGGACAAGGCAAATTTGCACTGTTATACAGATATAACTATGAATTGGATGACTGTGCAGACAAATTTTTTAAAGATTTAAGCACACTTTTCTTTCAAGGTAGTATAATGGAAAGCAAAAGAAAAGCATCTGGCATATTCCATGAACTATTTTTAGACGGAGAATCCTGCGGTTATGCTTTATCTTTAAATAGTGCCGATCAACTTAAAAAATATTCACATCTTTTTAGTGACGTTAATAGAATGATTTTTGATGAATTTCAATCAGAATCTAATCATTATTGTAGTGATGAAATTAAGAAATTTATTTCAATTCACACTTCTATTGCTAGAGGACAAGGAGAACAAGTTAGATATGTTCCTGTTTATATGCTTAGTAACCCTGTTAGTCTAATAAATCCATACTATGTAGAATTAGGAATATCTAACAGGTTACGAGACGATACTAAATTTTTAAGAGGGCACGGCTATATTTTAGAGCAAGGGTTTATTGATAGTGCTAGCGTTGCACAAAAAGAAAGCGGATTTAATAAAGCATTTTCTAAAAACTCCTATGTAGCGTATTCAAGTGAATGTGTTTACTTAAATGATAATAAAGCATTTATTGAAAAGCCTAATGGCATTGGTAGATATTTATGTACTATCAAATATAATGGAACTGATTTCGGTGTAAGAGAATTTGCAGATTCTGGATTTATTTATGTGAATGATAGACCTGACACCTCATACAAATATAAAATTACTGTTACTACAAGTGACCATGAGATAAACTACGTTATGTTAAAAAGAAATGATATGTTTCTTACAAATTTAAGATTCTATTTTGAAAAAGGTTGTTTTCGATTTAAAGATTTACGTTGTAAAGAAGCTATATTAAAGGCTTTAAGTTATTAATAGTATCTACATAAGTGTAATTACCTGTAATATTCTGGAAAAGCACGGTTGAAAGATACCGCCAGAAAATTCCTAGGTGTTGCTTACCGCGTGTAATTCCCTTATGTTAAAGATATAAAAGAGGGTGTAAATTTTTACACCCTCTAAATTTATAATCTTAGTTCTAAGTATTTTATACGTTTACCATCAATAAATCTAATATTTTCATCAGTTAAATATTCTTTTATTTCTCCGCTTTGTTCAAAGCAAACAGGAGAATCTAAATCTAAATTACCATTATTTACTTCTGTTTCTAAAATATTGTATAATTCTTCGACTGTCATTTTGGCATTTCCTCACTTTCTCATTTTATACGGGGTATCAACTAACAATACTCCCCCCGGTATTCTTTTAGGTAATAGTTTTCCCGGAACTTCAAGTCCAAGTTTAAAATCTTCAAGTGTTCTAGGTTGTGAAAGAAATTTTAATTCTAATTCACTATAGTTAGTTATGCCTAACTCATCGCACATTGTGTCATAATCATCAACAAACCAATTTGAAATTCCTGTGATACTCATTTCAAACAATTCCTTGCTATGCTCCGGCATTCCTGCACACTTTATGTTATAGTAGGGCTTATTGATTAATTCGTTATCTTCGTGCGTGATATGCTCTATATAAGTTTTTTGCCTAGCAAAAATAGCAAAATCCCAATTAGATTCCGCTTTCCAACAACAAAACTCACTTGGATGTATTGTTACCCCTTTTACTTCCTCTGGGTTTAAATCACAATGAATTGAATCTGTGTCCGCATATATAAATCCCCTTTTATTCCAATGATAATTAGCTTGTGCCGTTTTTATTGTAAAGCATCTTGCGTAACTTGTAATAGCTGACCCTATTGGAATATAACCAGGTTTTTTATCCTCTTCATGAACTGCCATGAATGATATTGCATCATTTTTTAAATAGGCTACTTTAAAACTTGATTCCATTGAAGCCGCCATTTTACCGTATAAATTGTTTAAATATAGTTTCGCTAATGTTCTCTTTGCGCCTTTGCTTTCCATTTTCTGTTTTTTATATTTATCTATGTACCAGTCAAATAACCCTATCTCTGAATCAAACCAGCAACCGTCTATTTCTTCATAATCGACTAATTCATAATGTTTTTTAATTAGTTCAAAATCCATCATAGTTAAATACAAATCAACTGTAGTTGATTTTAAGTTTCCTTTTTCGTCATGATACCATTTATGATATTTCCCATTATGAAACCAGTCAGAAGTTTCTAGCGATTCAGTACCAGAATACATCCAATTAGACTTTATTTGAATAAAAGGTAAAAAACCTTTTTTCAAGTAAAATCTTGTTCTAACATGAACAAAATAAAAATGGTTTTCCTGTAGTGCTTCGTCTGGAATATTCCCTATCCAAAAATGGGGTTTACCAACTGGATATCTATTTCCAGATTGTGAATGCATCATAGACGGGTAAAGTGAATTAACATCAAATGTGCAACCATAAGTAAACTTTTTATTTGCTTTACTTTTTACAAGATAGCACCAACCTCCGCGATATGTTTTATGTATCCATTTTCCAGCTGTTTTATACTTATGTTTCGTTTCGTCTATTTGTATATCATAAACGTTCGGAAAGAAGAAATCATATTCTTTACTATCAAATGTTTTCTTGAACTCCGATAAACAGCACGAACCTATAGTTAGTTTGTTGTGACCCTCTGAAAACATCATTTCAAGGGCTTCTTTTACTACTAAAACATCATTAGCTATATACTGCTTTTCTTCATTCGTGATATTGCATCCAGCGTATCGAAAACCATTATAATCCATTTCAAGTTTTTGATGCTTCGTTTTAAATGCTTTTCCAATCTCTTTAACTTTAAATGGTAGCAATTTTAGTGAGTCACGAAACTCTATAAAATAACCTTTATACTTTACTGTTATCGTGTAAAACTGCCCCATATCAGATATAGAATATTTAATAGATTTGTTAGGCATTTCAAAATCTTTTAAAAACTTTCCCTGTGTTCCATCTTCATTAAATTTTTCATATGCTTGGATAAAATTGTTCTTTAAAAAGTAGTCTAGCCAGAAAACCCCATCAAATTTTAAGTTATGATAATAAATTCTGATATTAGTTTTCATTGAAGTTAGAAACATAAATGTTTCTTGTATGCTATGATGAATAAAAACTTCTTCTGTTCCTAATTCAACTACAGCACTAGCCCATACTTCGGTTGATGTTTGATTTTTATAAACAGTTGTTTCAAAATCTCCTACAAAAGTCCTATACTGACGTACCCCCATTTACAAAGTCACCCCAGTCAGATATGAATGTTGATTCTTCAACGGTTAATGGTCGGTTAAGTATTAAATTAGATAATGTGATTATACTTTCATGAAACGTTTCATAATAAGTGACTTCTAACAGCCTATTTACAGTTGAAGTTATTTCCTCTTTTATTTCTAGTGATATTGCATCTTCTTTTTCATCTTTATCTATTTGAGAATACATAGTATTTCTAAATCGGTCATATTCTGTTTGTAAAACACCGCCATCAACCCATGTTTTACCATTAAGCATTGGCAGACCCTCAGGAAGAATTGCGCTATCTAACACACTACGAAGCCAATCATAAAAACTTGCAATGTTATCTTCACTTACTTTTTCTTTTTCATACTCTTTTAAATCAGAATAATCAAAAATTATTCCTGTTTCTGTGTCTAAAACTTTAAGACCTTTCTTTATATCCTTTGTTTTCATTCTCGACAGTAACCTAGCATAAGATTCTGGGTCTGTTCCCTCTGCTAACAGTTCTTTTGTAGTTTTAAGATTAAAAGAATCTATAGGCTTATACCCTTTTTCTTCAATTCTTTTATAAACTTTTTTAATTCTTTCACGCTGTTTTGTATATTCAGAACGTTTTTTCTTTGTCATATTATAACTCCTTTTAATAGAAATCCCGGGGAAAACCCCGGGACTCTTTTTACCTAAAACAAATCACAAAATATTATCCTAAAACAAATCATAAGTTAATAGTTACATTACACTGCAAGTAATAAAATCTTTCTTCCCTTTAGACTGTTTCTTGTAAACTTTAATACCCCATTCCTCATCACAATCTTTCATTTCTACCCAAATATCACCTAAAGCATTCCAGAAAGAATAAGAGCCTGTATAATAGCGTGTCCCGTTTTTATCCACAACTACATAGTTATCATAATCTTTGTTCTGTCCGTCTTTTGCTTTTTCATTGTGAATCGCAAGATGTACGAAAGAGTCTACATTAATGATAACTGCATCGTTAGATTCATCTATAAACTCTGATAAGTTAATTGCATCGGACAAATCTTTAAACATAACTGTTTCTTTCTTTGTAAGTTCCTTAGAAGATTCAACTACTTTAACACTATAATCTAACATATTCTTTATTCTCCTTTAATAATTTTAGTTCTCTTCTTTTAAAGCATTAGCAAGTGCTTCTCTTGAATCATACCTTGTAGCGTGTGTAATAAAATCTGATTCAGTAATTGCATACAGTGCGTCAACATTAACAGTCGATAAGACGGTTACAACTTTTTCAGAAAAACGCCCAGATGCTTCAAGCTCTTTTTTTACTTTGTTTTCAATCGTAACATCTTTTTTAATGATACCAGAAAGTGTAAAAGTCTCTTCATGCGTTTCTTTGGTTGTAGCATTGTACAAAAGTACATTTGCCTTTGTAGAAATAATAGTGCGTGTTACAAGTTTTTCTTTTCTCATTGTTTCATTCTCCTTTTATTTTTATTCTAGCTTTGATAGCTAGTAGCAAGCATTGAGGGATTCGAACCCTCATTTACTTGAGTCAAAGTCAAGCGCTTTACCTGTTAAGCTAAATGCCTATAAATTCGATTGAAATTATATCTGATGTTCTCGATTCTTTATAAACATACATGATTATTTCTAAATCGGAATTTAAAAATTCTTCTAGCGTGTCACACGATGCGATTAATGAAACGTTTTTATCTTCAATAAATTGAGATTTTAAAGTTTCTAAAAAATTATTCATATTATACCTCCTTTTATGCATTTGAATAGTCATGTGAGGGTTCGAACCTCTGCAACCCGAGGCTATGCCTTTTGTCATGACTGCCTTTTCGGAATTATTATGGCTTTTTTGTATCTGTCTTTCTTAACTACAAGTATATTGTAACAGACAAATATGAATAAATTATGAACAAATCAAAACTATTTTAAAAATATTTTTGATTATAACGTATGTTCTTTTTTCGAATTAGTGAAAATATTTATTGTATACTTGATTTTTATACCTTTTACTATTAATTCGCCTATTTGTTTACTATAATAGCCATAATTGAAATATTCGTGAATTTTGCCTATCTTTATTTTTGCTGGGGTACCTGTGAAATAAATTTCACACATTAAATCCCCTTTTCCTGTACAGTAGTATTTTACGTATGGTTTTATCTTTTGCTGGACAAAGTTTTCATTATTTATGATGTATATTTTCATTTTCTACCCCCATTTTATACTTATTAAATTAGTTTATTAGACTGCATTGAAAAAGACATATACAATACAGTAATTTCTGAATTCACCCATTTTAATAATTTAATTTTATCTGAATAGGATAAATCTGACTTACTAATAAATTCGCTTGATTCTACTAAGTACCAGCTAATAAGTGTATGCCATTCTAAAAAATCTTTGCATTCTTTAGCTTTATCATTGTAATAATCAAATATTTGGTATAATTTATCTTGTACTAATGTATACTTTGTCATGATTTTTTTCTCCTTTTTAATGACTATAATCTAATAACATCAGATAAATAAATTTTCTGTGATAACTTATTGATATATGGTCTGCCACTTAATGTATAGCAAACCTTATGTCGTGAAAACTTGTTACCAGGATTGCCTATGCTTCCATTTATGAAACCTACTACATAATCACAGCCGTTTATCGCATCCTCAAAATCTGGCTCATAGAATAATAATTCAGCTGTATTACTTAGTGGGTAACAACCAATAGGTTTTTTGTCCTTGTAAGTACCTTTTAAAGTTCTTTTCATTTTTATACCTCCGTTTACTTTACT